CATTATAAACAGATCCACACATAGCATCTGCAAGGTCCTTAGATTTCTTTCTTGGGTGGTCAACTCTATTATTATTCATAATTCTAAGCTCCTGCATTTCCTCAAGTAATAAATCTATTAGGGGTAAGGCTATTCTTTCTTCATAAATAAGCATAGATAAGTCTTCATAATGTTTTTTAGCTACCGATAAAGTTTCTGTCTTTATTCCCACACTACTTAAATCTCTTTGGATATCAAAAGAGTTCCAACGATCAAAGGTTACTAAGCCAAGATTAAATCCCAGCCTTCTTAAATTAATAATCCAATTTTTTACTTCTGATAAATCTACTGGACCTTCTTTTTTAGGCTCCCAATAAACTATTGCATCAACTACAACAAAGGGAACAATCTGCTGGTAGTCATTAAATGATTGTAGACTTACCCATTTATCAATGTGAGCAATAGACACGGCACACTTATCGTGCTTTTGTGCTAAGTCAGCGTGGACATAGTAGGTTATTTCAGGATCTGGTTGGAACGATTCTTCTATTCTCTTACCAACATCAATAGGGTTATGCTTTTTAAATGCCATTCCGAGCTTTTCTCTATTTTTAAAGAAGGCATCGGAGGATGTAGTTGGCATACAGGCAAAACGCATTAGTGCATCTGGCATATCTGTAAAGAAAGCTAATTTAAAATCTTCAATTTTTCTTGTAGGATTAATTTCCCAAGTTGGTCTTTTAAGTGCAAAGACTCCAGGAAGTTTGTAGGAGTTGATATGGTCTTCGTCCCACTCCACAGTAAATTTATTTTGTGGATCATCTTCTGATAGTGCTGGGTTTAAGATAAACTCGTGAGATCTTACAATAGTTTCTTTCTCTGCAATAACATCTTCATACCTTGTTGAAATAAAGTCACCCTTAAAACGAGGGAATGAGAGAAGAACTACCTTGCCAAAGTCTGGGAAGCGAGAGTCAACGGATCCACGGAATGCTTTATAAATATTTTCAGCAGTTTTAGCGTGATCATTTCCACTTGCAGACTCCATTGCAAATCCAGAAATCTCATCAAGAATTGCAAGCATTAAGTTTAAACCTTCAGCAGACTCTCTTTCTGAGTGACCAGAGTAAACAGTAATAGACTTATCAAATTCAATAGCATCAATCCTTGGTGGAGAAAACTTTCCTGCAAACCAAGGGGATCCTTCTATCTTACTTCTAAAGCCTTTAAAGAAAACGTTCTTTGCCTGTTGAGCATTAATAGCAACATTCATAATATCAATAGCATCATTAGATGGCTTACCAAAATATCTTGAAGGATCTTTTAAGCATAATAATTTATAAACTAAATAAGAACATCCTACAGTAGAGGTATAATCTTTTCCACTACCTTTTCCAAGTTGCATAATAATTTCACCCTTGGTATATTTTTTATAGTGTTCCTTGCCAGCTTCTTCACCCATATATCTAATGATATCTTTTTCTTGATAGATTTGACTCATACATTCAACAAGAGTATATTGATACTCCGATAAATGTGGTTGATTTAAATATTTTTCACCTGTAACAAATGTTACAACGTCAACTGGGGTTTCTGAAAATGGTGACTCATCAAGAGCCTCCATAAAGTCACTAATATCAATTGTCAATTACAACTACCCCACCCTCATTAACTTGAGAAAGTTTTGTTAGAACTTTTGGTCTACAAGATTCACAGGATGAAGTAACTTCTTTAAGAATACTTATAAGTATTTCTTGCTTTCTTTCTGTTTCTAAAAGTTCATCAGCAAGTTCTTGATTATCACGTAGCCCTGCTTTTTGCAACATCTCAAGTCTCTTGCCTTCAATATCAGCAATAAGTTTAATAGATGTAGTTTTTGCTGTTAAGTTTGCGGTAGTGTCTGCAGAGTCAATAACTTCGTATGCCTTTTTAATTAAAGATGAAAAATGTTGGTCTGCACCAGCAAGGGCTTCCTTTGCACGAGCATGGATTGCCTGATTATTGGCAGCCATAACTCTCCAGTCGGTAAGAAGCTCAGTAACTTTTACTCTTGGAATGTCAAGTATTTTTGAAATCTCTGAGGCATCAGAACCTTTTAGGTACTCTGAAGCAACCTTATTAACAAGGTCTAAATGATTAACTAACGCTGCTTCGCTTGACACGCTTACCTCTCTTCTTCACTGCTTTTACTCTGTCAGGATAAAAAGACCTTGTTGGTCCAGAAATATCCTTAAACATTTGAAAGCAATCTATCCATTCTACACCATTTTCAGGATTTTTTACAAGACTTTTAAACTTAAAAGTAGCACCATATTCTCCAGTAATCTTTATAAGATCACCTTCGTTTATTTCGTGACCACTTTCAGCTACCATCAAAGGCTTTCTTTCAAACTTATCCTGAAATATAATTTTCTTTTTAGCCACGCTTTTTAGCCTTCTTTAATAGGAGATACCCAATTAAATCATCTTCATCATTGTCACCTGCATAAAGCTTTTTATTCTTAATTCTATTTAACTTATCATCAATACGAACATTTAACTGCTCCATATCGTCTGCATTACTAAAGATACGAATAGGATTAAGGGCAGAGTTTCCGTATGCCACATTTTTTTCTAGCAACATTTCTGTGATATCTAAACAGGCGGCAAGAATGCTATATCCAGCTGGGGCGGTCTTATAAAGCTCAAGAATTTTTTTAATCTTATCTTCATTCTTATTTGCAAAGAATGCTTGTAAAGGGTATTCAGCCATTATTTTCTCCTACTTTTTCTTAATCCAAATTTTGAAAGATAAACGTAGATAGTCTCAACAGAAACGCCACACTCTTTAGCAATATCTTCTGGAGATTTTTTATCTACAAGAAATCTTTTTGTTAACCATTTTTCATTTGCATGAAGTTTCATAATATCATTATATCCTTTATAAGTCAAGCTTGGTTATTTTATTCCAGTTGTTTGTTGCATACCACCCAATAGCAATTGCATCTGCAACATCGTTGTCACTTACATCAGTCATAAATTCTATATTAACAAGTCTAATAGTTCTATTCTTTCTAAATTCTCTTTCCTTGCCTTTGTACCAAGATTCTGACTTTCCAGGAGTTTGTTTTCTTAATTCAAACTTCTCTTCTTTTGTTAGAACCTTGTTGCCAATCCAGTTCTGCCAAGCAACTGGTACACAAGGATAGATATCTTTTACGCCATTAATATATGCTGCACTAACAATAGCCCCTTGTGCAAGTGCTAACTGCATTGATGTTTTTGGAGAGTTTGCAAAAATAGTATTTTCAATTACAACTACTTCAACATTAAAATCTTTAAATAGTGGAGTAAGTTTTTTACAAGCATCTCCAGCTTTCCTATAATGATCCTTTCCAGTAAAATTAATCTTTCCAAATTTTACCAACTCATTATTTTCAAATATGGCAAAGGCAGCAGAAGTAGAAGAAGCATCTATAGAAATAAATCTTTTTGGCTTTCCAATATCTTTCCAACTAGCTTTGCTCATAATCAAAAAATCCTTTTATATCTTTTAGAGTCTGATCAAGTTTTCTTTTACTCATCATACAACTATTACAAAATCCAATATCATTATAAATACTAATTTCTAAACCACATCCACCAGCACATTTTCTTGACTTAGCAGCACGAGCCTTAATCTTTGAAACCTTATATCTTTGCATAATCTTTTCCTTTGTAGCAGTAGCCCTGCACTCAGGTGAGCAATATATTTGATTCTTATTATTGCTTTTAAATTGTTCATCACACAGCTTACAAAATTTACTCAAGGTCTTTCCTTGGTGCTATTTTAATATCACCCTTTGGCTTTGTGCGACATACTGTTTCGAAATCACAACCCTTACAAACTTTTGAGTTTGAGCGATAAGGATTTTCAGGAAGAAGACCATCATCAGATGCTTTCTTTACTTCTCTCATCCAATCAAAAAAAGTTCATGACTATTCTTTGACTCATAAATAAGAAATGCAAAACTCTTTTTAAGAATCTTCATATAAATTAAAAGTTGTTCAACATGGTATTTTCTTGCTTCACCCTTAACATTTAAATAATGAAAAGAATCTTCATTAAGTGTTTTAATTTCAGTAAGAATATCCATATCATTCCACTTAATAATTGCATCTGTTCTACCAGAAATAGGTGGGTCTACATACGACAAACGCTCTTCGTTAGTTACCAAGATGCCAGCAGACTCCATAGCCTTTTCAATACGACCATGACGATCAGTACCACTGTCCATATTTGCAACTGAGTACCAATCAGTCTTTACATCTGATTCATTTCCTTCAAACCACAAGTACCAAAATCTAGGACACTTTCCTGCACCATAGGTGAGTGTTGAGGGGGTAAAGCTATCTCTCTTTTTAAAGGATGCTTTTCTTTGTAAGGCATACCCTTCTTTAATCTTGTCAACAATTGCTTGACTATCAATTAAATTTTCTTCACTCTTTTTTGGTTTTTCAACCAACTTACTAATAAGGCTTTTAGCCATTGTTAATCCTGACTGCATATTTTAATGCATCCACTAGTCTATCCGTTGCTTCTTTAGCTGAATAGTATATATTTTTCTTTGCTCGTTCATCTTTCTTAACATTAGTATACCAGGAAGCGAGCATTGCAAATTTAGCAGAGTATGCCTGTAGTTTTACAATTAGTTCAACACCAACCGATGCTGGAACGTCTGGCTTAGAAATTAATTTAGCAATTAGCACTAAAGTCTGTGTTAATTCTTCATCTTGCATATGTTCTGATATTTCATTAAATCCATTTACCTGATTTAATAAATCAACTGTTGTTTCCATTATTCCTCAATTCTTCAAATACTTCCCATTCAATAACAGCAAGTCTAACTTTTTTATTTCCCTCACCAATAACAAGCATAAGGGCTGGGTTTTTAGATCTATCAACCTTAAGAGTATCGGTAACAATCTTAGCCCAGTTATCTTGACTAATAGAAAAACTTTTACTGTACTCTTTTACGT